TGTTAGTGCAACAACAGGAAGCATTACAGTAACCAACAACGGTGTATTAAGCGTAGCAAACGGCACTGTACTACCTGCAATAGCAACAGGTAGGGCAGCAGGCACGGGAATAATTACAAGTGGTAGCACGGGCACTCTTACACTTACAAACACCGGTGTTATTGAAGTGCAGGCAGGTTTTGGTATTACGGTTTCCGCAGATCCGGTAACGGGTATTGCAACGGTATCCAACAGTGCTCCTGCTGTTAATACATTCCAAAAATTCTTTGTAAGTGGTACTGATCCTATTGTCGATGTAATACAGGCTGATAATACTTCTGATACACTTACAATGGTTGAGGGTTATGGTATAATACTTACGACAACTCCAGCAACTGACACTCTTACAATTACACTTGATCAGAACATTGACATAACAGGTTCTGTGTTTGCAGATGATTCTACCGTGATGGTTAATGCCGTTGATAACACACTGCATGCAGCAAATGGTATATTCGGTAACTTGACAGGAAATGTTACGGGCAACGTAACAGGTAACGTAACTGGAAACATCACAGGAAACTTAACTGGTGATACCACAGGTTACCACACTGGAGATGTTAAAGGTTCAGTTTTTGGAGATGATTCTACAAAAATTGTTGATGCTGTAGAAAACAAAGTTTATGCAGATGAACTTTGGGGCACATTGAGAGGCCAAACTTGGATGGCAGCATACGACGGTTTCGTATCTATCATAAACGGAGGTTCCACAGGACCAGGACCTATACAGATTGTTGCGTCAGCCAATTTAGATTTATCAGCAGGTGCTGGATACACAATAAATGCAAATAAAAATATTGTAGCATCAGGTGGTGTTACAGGTAACACCACGGGTTACCACACAGGTGATGTAACTGGTTCGGTATTTGCTGACGACTCAACACTATTAGTCGATGCGGTGGCAGGAAAAATTGTAGGACCGATTGAGTCGGAAAGCATAAGAGGAAACTTATTAGGAAGCGTCTTTGCTGATGATTCCACAATGATTGTAAATGGTGTTGATGGTAGCCTTGCATACTATCCGACAACAGCAAGTGATTGGAATGGCACACCACCGACTACTGTAGGAGAGGCTCTGGATAGAATAGCAGCCAAACTGAAACTTGATTCAGGAACGGGAGCGTAGGTAGATGGCTAAACTAACAGTAAACATCGGAACAAGCGCAAACGATAGAACGGGCGATACTCTACGCACAGCCTTTAACAAGATTAATCAAAACTTTACAGAACTTTACACAGAATTAGGTTTAGATAGCGGAGGGTTGAATCTAGGCGCATTTGAATTTACGGGTAGCACAATTACTACAACAGATTCAAGTGCAATCACTATTGACCAATCGGTAAATATTACTAGTGATTTAAGAGTTGATGGGGATATTACTATTAGTAATCAAGGTGATAGCAGCCAACCATTAGATGGAACTGATCCAACAGGTTGGGTAGAAGTAACAATAGATGGGCAATTAAGTTATTTGCCTTATTACAGATAGGAAAGCAAAATGGCAGATATTCAAACAATTAATATAGGTAACTTGGTAAATGACGGTACGGGTGATGATCTAAGAACCGCACTTGAAAAAGTTAATACTAATTTTGCAGATCTTAATGACGAATTAACTGTAACAGTAACCAATGCCGGAGATGTTGGTGCTGGACTTTTCAAGCAAAAAACTGGATCTAATTTAGAATTTAAGAGATTAGTTGCAGGTACAAAAATTGTTCTTACGGACAATGCTGACAACATCGAAATAACAAATACCGCTCCTGATGCATTCATTAGATTTGATACTGATAGCGGAAGCGTTTATGCAAATACACACCAACAGATAACACTAGAAGGTGCTAGTGCTCCTGCTTCCGAAACAGGAATAAAGGACATTGAAGTAACTGCTATAGGAAGCACTGTAAGATTTAAAAATGTTGTGCCGGTAACTGAATATCTAACAACATATGATTTTGGAACTATTAATGGATCATATGAAAATGCTATACAGTTATCAATGCAAATGTCCAACGCTGACTTTGGAACATTAACACTCGATTCAGATTTGAATTTGGACTGTGGTAGCATTACTTAACGGAGGTAACCAATGGCAGTAACTTGGACAACGCCAGCAGGAGACCTTGGAGTTCTTGAAGAAAGAATTACTATAAATATTCCTGTCTCGGCAACCACTGATACCAGTAACACAATTACCTATTCTGTCATTGCAGGATCGCTTCCCCAAGGTCTTTTTTTAAAAGATAATCAAATTAAAGGCACCCCAGTAGAGGTTACAAAATTTACAGAATCACGTTTTGTGATTAGAGCATTTGATGGAGAAGACGAAAAGGATAGAACATTTAAACTATCTGTCGATGGAGCAGATTTTCCAGAATGGATTACCGAAGAAGGATTTTTAAATGTTGGTCCAGGAGAAGCATATTTTGTTCTTGACGATTCAAAAGTGGATTTTCAATTATCGGCCACAGACACTGATGTAGTTGCTGGTGATACTCTTGAATATTATTTGGTTCCTAACAGTGGAAAATTACCTCCCGGTTTAACAATATCCAAGACTGGAAGAATAACAGGATTTACAGAACCTGTTCTAGCACTAGACTACGATGCCAACCCAACAGGAGCATATGATACACATTCATTTGACACTGTTCCACTGGATGTGGCAAAAAATAATTCAACTGGTTTTGACACATATTTTTATGATAACCAAACATTTGATTACGGAGAGCAAGGAAGAACACCACAGAAACTGAGCAGAATATACACTTTCGGCATTGCTGTAACTGATGGCGTCAATGCAGTAAATAGAATTTTTAAAATTTATGTTGTGACCGAAGAGTTTCTACAAGCGGACAACACACTATTACAAGTAGATACAAACTTATTCCAAGCAGATAGTTCCAGAGATCGAACACCGTTATGGCTTACTGATTCTTATCTAGGTAGATGGAGAGCGAACAATTATCTTACGATTTTCTTAGACGTATATGATCCTCCAACACTTTCAGGAACACTTAGTTATTTTTATGTTGATAGAAATCCTGATGGCACAGACAGCACGTTTCCGCCGGGACTAGAACTTGATACTAAAACAGGAGAACAAGCAGGTCGTGTTCCTTATCAGGCAGCAGTTACTAAAACATATAAATTTACTCTAAAGGCCGTAAATTTTCCAATTACACTTGCCGAAGCAGATTATACCCTAGTCGGAGATTGGAATTCAACTAGAATTTATCAAATCAATGAAGCGGTTAGATTCGAAGGTTTCATCTATGTATCTAAACAGATACATCAAAATGTTATACCAAACCAAGATACATCAGTATGGGAACTAGGAGTTAGCACAGTTGATAAAACATTTACTATTGACATAATAGGCGAAATTGAAAGTGCCATAGAATGGGTCAGCGATATGGATAGGGGAAGTATTAAACCCAATCAACCTAGCAAATTATTTGTTGAAGCAAAAAGTTTATTATACGGTGGCAGGGTCATTTATGATTTAGTAGAAGGTGAATTACCTCCAGGTTTAAGTTTCTTACCAACAGGCGTTATACAGGGAAAAGTTAGACAGTTTGCTGATTCCGATAATGATGGTTTAACAAGGTTCTTTGAACGGGATTCAAGTTTGATTGATTCTACTGGTTCAAGATCTTTCACTAATACATTTGATTCAGAAACAACTAGTTTCGATAAAGAGTTTTATTTTACAATTCGTGCTAGAGATGGAGCAAACTTTGCAGAATCATTAAAAGAATTTAAGATTACAGTAATTTCCGAAAATACTGCAACATTCGCAAATTTATATGCTAAAGCATTTCAGGAGAAGTCCAAGAGATTATCATGGTTCAACTTCATTACAGATGCCACAATTTTTGCGTCGGGTGACATTTATAGATACGGTGATGATAATTTTGGAATACAATCAGAAATTAAAAGTTTAATCTTTGCAGGAATAGAAAGTAAGGAAGCAGTAAAGTATATTCAAGCAATGAGTAGAAATCACTATAGAAAAAGATTTACTCTAGGCGATGTTAAAAAAGCAGAAGCAAAAGATCCTGTTACACAAGAAACAGTTTATGAAGTAATCTATGTAGAAATCATAGATGATTTAGAAAAAAATGGAAAAAGTATAAGTCCTACAGTAGAACTTAAGGATAATATTAACAGTAAGGTATTGGTAAGTTATGATGCAATAAAAGTTGACAGTGATATACCATTTGTTAGTGATGCTGATCTTCAAAGGGTGTTTCCTAACAGCACCAAAAATATGAGGAAGCGTATTAAAGATATAGGATTACGAGATAGAGAGTTTTTACCTTTATGGATGCGCAGTATTCAAGAAAATGGAGTTGCTGAACTAGGTTTTACAAAATCATTAGTTCTATGTTATGCTAACCCTGGTAGAGCAGATAGCGTTATGGCAAGAATAAAGGCTAGTAATTTTGACTTTAAAACGCTGGATTTTGTTGCAGATCGATACGTTATAGACATAATAGAGGGTGAAATACAGGACACTTATCTAGCATTTCCTCAGAGAGAAGTATCTCTCCAGAATGATATTACAGCAAACAGATCCTAGATAATTATTCTTGCAGTAGTTAAGTGATAAATATGTATAAATATAATTGGAGACAAAAACAGTGGCTAGTAATATAAACTATCTAAGCATTAACGAAAATTTTCCTGTTGCTGGACAGGACAATGACACACAGGTTTTCAGAGATAACTTTGATACCATCAAAACCAGCCTACGAAATGCTAAGGACGAAATCACAGGTCTCCAGGATAATACTGCTAAAGTTAATGTAGATAATGATTTTGAACTTAAAAAGATTCAAAGAGCATTACTACAAAACAATAGAACACAGAAATTTGATGCAGGCGCAGTTTCAGCCAGTCCAACTACCGTTGATTATGAAAATGGTAACTATCAAATTTATCGTGTAGCAGCAAATATAAATGTTGATTTTTTAAATTTTCCGGGAGATCCAGTCTTTACTTCAGAAACAACACCGATCGGTATGGGGAAGGTAACACTAGAACTTTACAGATCAGGTAGCGTTAATACAACCGTTAGTTTTATAACAT